CATTAGCATATCCAAAGATATTTGCACCAGTTCCAGTAATCACCGCAGTAGTATTGCCTACTGCTGTAATATTAACATTGCCATTACTACTTGGAATATTTACATTACTATTACCATTTGCCAGTGCACCAATAAAACTACCGGCAGTTATATTACCTGTACCAGTTATAACACCAGTACCAAAACCTAAATTACCAACGTTAGCATTACCGGTAGTAGTAATTGTATTAGATCCGGCAGCAATTATACCTATAATGTTACCTGCAGTTACGTTACCAGTTGAAGTAAGATAACCAGCTACATTAACACCAACATTACTAAACACAACAGTGTTGCCTACTCCCGCAACAGTTACAGCGATATTACCGTTTGCAGTAGGTACATTTATTTGACTATTGCCATTTGATATATTTGCAGGGCTTGTATCTACCCCGGTTAAGTAAAAACCATTACCAATAAAGTAGGGAGCACTAACATTACCTGTTATATTTGCAGTGCCGGATATATTAGCGCCTGTGCCAGTTACTACAATTACATTAGCATTGCCAACTGCACTAATATTAACATTGCCATTAGCTGCCGGTATATTTATATTACTATTACCATTACTAATACCAGTGCTTCCGCTACCTGGAGCAATCCAAGATAAATTACCTGCACCGTCTGTGCGTAATACATAACCACTAGTACCGCCGGTAATTTTTACATTTCCAACTGCTCCCAAACTTGCATTAGAAGTAGATGTGAAGTCTACGGAAGTTAGTGCTGTAAATGTATTAGCAGTTATGATATTAGCACCAGATATGTTACCACCTGTACCAGCACCAATAATAGCATTGCCTGTAACATTTATACCTGTACCTGTTACAGTTAATATGTTAGCATTGCCCGCAACCGACATTACAATATTACTATTCAATGTTACTTCTACATTACTATTTCCATTTGTAATATTTGATGGGCTTGTATCTACACCAGTTAAGTAAAAACCATTACCTACAAAATATGTAGCATTAACATTACCTGCTGAATTAACATTACCTGCATCAATTAGATTTGACGTTACTATATTAACACCGGAAAGATTACCGCCTGTACCAGTACCAATTGTAGCATTTCCGGTTACAACTATACCTGTGCCAGTAACAACTAAAATGTTGGCATTACCATTAACACTTGTGGTTACATTACCATTTAATGAAACTTCTACATTACTAGTTCCATTTGATATATTTGCTGGGTTTGTAGCTACACCAGTTAAGAATGCACCATTACCTACAAAATATGTAGCATTAACATTACCTGAAGAATTAACATTGCCTGCATCAATTAAATTTGCAGTTACTATATTAGCACCAGAAAGATTACCACCTGTTCCAGTACCAATTGTAGCATTACCTGTGACAACTATACCTGTGGCAGTAACGGTTAGTATATTAGCATTGCCGTTAACACTTGTGGTTACATTACCATTTAATGAAACTTCTACATTACTGGTTCCATTTGATATGTTTGCTGGGTTTGTAGCGACACCTGTTAAGAATGCACCATTACCTACAAAATATGTAGCATTAGCATTTCCTGTAATTTGAATATTACCCGTAGTTATATTGCCGGCTACATCAACACCGACATTACTGAACACAACTGTGTTAGCTACTCCTGAAACAGTTACAGTTATGTTGCCATTTGCGGCAGGTACGTTTACTTGACTATTACCATTTGATATATTTGCTGGACTTGTGTCTACCCCGGTTAAGTAATATCCGTTACCAATGAAGTACGGGGCATTAACATTACCCGTTATGTTTGCTGTGCCGGATATATTAGCGCCTGTGCCGGTTATGACTACTACATTAGCATTGCCAACTGCACTAATATTAACATTGCCATTAGCTGTGGGGATACTGACATTACTATTACCATTACTGATACTATTACTTCCGCTACCTGGAGCAATCCAACTTAGATTACCTGTACCATCTGTTTTTAATACATAACCACTAGTACCACCAGTGATATGTACGTTAGCTACCGCGCCCAATGTCACATTAGCAGTAGTTGTAAAGTTAACTATACCGGATACATTACTTACAGTTAACCCTGTTAAATTACCAAGACTTGTAATGTTTGGTTGTGCGTTTGTATACACGGTGCCAGAAACTAAACTATTACCTACTTGACCAGTAATATTACTAGCTGTTATATTACTTAAGTTATTACCAGCTCCACTAAAGAAATTAGCTATAGCTAAATTACCTAAATTAGCATTACCGGCAGTGACATTACCACTAGCAATAAATGTATTAGCTGAGATGACGTTAGCGTTAATAATATTGCCGCCAGAACCATTACCTGTAATGATGTTAGTTGTAGTAAGATTACCTGTAATATTAGCGCCAGTGCCGGTAACAACTAATATATTGGCATTGCCTTCAGCACTAAAGTTTATATTACCGTTAGCTAATGGAATATTTACATTACTATTTCCGTTTGATATACTAGCTGTAGTAACACCTGTTAATAACGAACCGTTACCAGTAAAGAAATTAGCTGATACATTGTTACCTAATTGTGCATTGCCAGAACGAATGTTGGCCAATGAAGTAAATGTTACTACTTCTGATGATATACCAACATTAGATCCAAAAGCTATTTCTGCATTACTTACATCCCAGCCCATCCAAGCAATCTTTGCGCTTGTATCGTAATAATTTAATGCTGTACCTACATCTTTGCCACTGTTAGCAACTGGTGCCGCACCATTTGGTCCTGTTTGTAAATTAATGATTGGATCACTAATTGATAATGTAGTAGAATTAATGTACGTTAGTGTGCCGTTAACTGTTAAGTTGCCACCAATAACACCATTACCAGATACTGATAAATCTGTTAACGTACCTACACTTGTAATGTTGCCTTGCGCTGCACCTGTTACGGTAACTGCTGTTGTTGCACTACCTGCCGATACAGCATATGTTGCATTAGCTACAGTACCTGTAACGTTAGCACCAGCAATGTTTGATAGTCCAGATCCATTACCAGTAAAGATACCGGTGTTAGCAGTAAATGCTACAGCAGTAACAGTACCACTAACATTTAAATTTACTAATGTGCCAACTGAAGTAATGTTTGGCTGAGCATTAGTAGTTACAGTTCCTGCAAAGTTAGCATAATTTGCATTGCCACCACTTGCTTGTATATCAACATAATATTTAGTTGCCGCATCGGAATTGGCAGTTGGCTCACCTATATTTTTAAGTTGTGTGGGGGTTGGGAATGTTAGTGCTGCCATGTTATACCGTATAAATGAATGTTATTGCAGAATAATTTGTGAATCCATATACATTATATGTCTGCCCTGATATAGTTTGACTATTGTAAGTAACGTCCGGTGTAACACTTACAAATGAGCCTAAAAAGGTAAATCCAAATGACCTAGCAGTTGAAGTAGGTGTTCCTATCCACAAATAGTTAGTAGTTGTTGCCGTTGTATTTGCTCCTTGGCCTGTAGCATAGTTATTTGAATTTCTAGTACTACTAGTAGTGAAGTTTGGATTAGCACTACTACCTGTAGTTGTATAGAATAACGGATAATATAATGTTGCAGGACTAACAGTACCTGTAACAGTACTAGGAATAGTTCGTGTACCTGCGCCAAAACCACCGGCACCTGTATAATCACTTGAACTAATTGTATATGTTAATGTGCTATCTAATGATGCACTAGTTCCACTAGTAGCTCCGACAGAGGTTAATGACCCGCTTACACTATTTGAAACATTACTATATGTTACGTTACCGCTATTAACAGTTGCGCCTGATGTTAATGCCGCACTCCAATTAAATGTTTGTGATGGTGTCCAAAAAGGAACTGAGCTTGAAGAAAAAGATCCAGTCAATGATGTTACATTGAATGGCACTGCCGCAATAGTTGTTAGTGTTGTTCCATTTGTCGTTTTTACGCCACGGGATGTGGTTAAATTTGCACTAACAGCGGTAGAAGAATTTGTTTGTATTGCGTCGCCTACCAATGTATTTACAATAGTGTATGTTCCACCTGTACCAGAAATGCCCAAACCTGTTAGATTGGCTCCTGTTATAGTAGAAGATCCTATAGTAATTGTATCTGTTGATTGTACATTAAATGTAGCATTAGCTAAAGATAGTATCAATCTAATATTAGACACATTTGCTGTATTTGCAATGAGATTTGCATATGCATTTTTACTAGTGGTACTAGTAACGGCCCAAATATCAGTAGTGGTAAATTCAACCGGGCCCAATTGTTCTAATGTAAATAGTCCACCAGGATAACTAGCATTGGCATAATCTACATTTACTGCAAGTGTAGAGCCGGCAACAACATTATCTACATTACTTTGAAAGTAAACTGCTCCGCCACCGCCTGCTTGAGCAGTCCATGACAGATTACCTGTACCGTCTGTTTTTAATACATAGCCGGCGGTTCCGCCTGTAATTTTTACATTACTAACATTACCTAAATTTGCAGAGCTTGTGACACTAATATTTCCAAGAAAGTAATTTGCCTGTACATGTGCATTTGCTGAATGCAATACTATATTTCCAGTCGTTAGGCCGTTCTTTACGTTAAAATATTTAAATGACACAGTTCCATATTCCCTGTTTACGAATTATAATATATTTATCCCCTTATTAAGGGGGACAAATTTGATTAAGTGTTAATGTATGTGCCGACTATATTGACTTTTAAGTTTGCACTAGTTCCAGTTGCAAATAAACCAACATTTCCAGATATATTATTAACATTACCTGATAGTTCAATAATATCTGCTGTATTATTACTGCAAATGCTACCATAAATTGTGATATAAGCTGTAGTACCATCATGTATTAACAATGTTTCAACTGATTGATATCCATCATCACCTGATGCACTAATAATATATTTTGCTGTTCTGAATGTACTTGATTGAAATAAGTCAATTGGGGTATTAGTAGTTACTGATACATTTGAACGATTGCTTGTTAAACCACCATTAAGAGCAATATAGTTAGTAGTTAAATTACCAAAAGCTGTTGTACCGGTTACTATTAAATTACCTACATTAGCAGTACCAGCAGTGTATATGTTTCCACCAGATATATTACCAAGTACATTTAAACTTGTTAAATTACCAAGACTTGTAATATTACCTTGTGAAGCACCTGTTACTGCTACTGCTGTTTGAGCACTACCTGCACTAACCGCATATGTTGCGTTAGCAACAGTACCAGAAACATTACCACCAGCAATGTTGCTTATAGCAATACCATTACCAATAAAATATGCCGCATCTACGTTGCCGGTAATATTAGCATAACCAAAGATATTAGCACCTGTACCAGTAACAACCATTGTTGTATTGCCTACCGCAGTAATATTTACATTACCGTTAGCTGTTGGAATACTTACATTACTATTACCGTTAGTTATACTTGTTTCTTCAATTGGAGCCCAAGAAAGATTACCTGATCCATCAGTTTTTAGATATTCGCTTGTATTACCACCTGAAATATGTAAATTACCTACTGCGCCTAATGTGACGTTAGCAGTAGTTGTAAAATTAACTGTACCTGATGCATTACTAACTGTTAATCCAGTTAAACTACCAACGCTAGTAATATTACCTTGTGTCGCAGTTGTTAATGAACCAGTGAATGTGTTAGCACTAACATTATTAACACCGGTGATGTTACCTGCAATTAAATTACCAGTAACATTAAAAGTACCAGATACGTTAGCACCAGTTGGTGTAACCACCATTGAAGTATTATTATTAGCGGTAAGATTAATATTACCATTAGCAGCCGGGATATTAACATTACTATTTCCATTAGCAATGTTGCTGGCTGCAGATGAACCTGCTTGTACTACCCAACTTAAATTACCTGAACCATTAGTTTGTAATACATAATTAGCAGTACCACCAGTAATTATAACGTTACCTACATTACCTAAATTACTTAGTCCTGTTACTGCAAGGTTTCCTATATTAGCTACACCAGTAGTAACTACGTTACCTACATTTGCTGTACCTGTTACCTCTAAGCTTGTTAGTGTACCAACTGAAGTAACGTTTGGTTGAGCATTAGTTGTTAATGTACCAGTTAATGATGTAGCCTTTACCGTGCCACTATTAGCATAAACATTACCACTAGTAATATCATATGACACTGATAGATTACCCAACGTACCGACACTTGTTAAACTAGAATTAATAATGGTTGCATTTAAAGTAGTGCCAGTTAAGTTAGCGGCATTAGCAGTAATTGATACATTGCTTGCGGCTGTTAATTGGCCTTGTTGATTAACTGTAAATGTAGCTACACTATCTCCGCCACCGTATGGAGCAGGGGTAACTGCTGTATTCGCAATATTAAATTGATTACCGTTTAAATACAATCCTGTACCAGCCGTGTATGCGCCTGCGCTAGAGAATTGTGTCCATGTAATTTGCGTTGTACCAACTGTTACTGGAGGATTTGCAGTACAAACCCAACCTGTATCTGCGTTATACGTACCTTGTTCAACAAAGGTAAATGCACCTGCCATTTCAGTACCAATATCAAAATCAGTTGTACGTGTTAATACAAAAGCGGCTGCTCCTGAACCAACTACTGTTACAAGATATATACCGTTGAACGCGGCTGATTCTGTTGTATTATTAACAAATGCACCAACTTCATTCTTTATCAATACTCGCATCCCAATACTCGGGGTAGACCCATCAATACTCAATGCTCCGTTACTATTAGCAGTAATTGTTGCTCCAACGCCACTTGTTCCATTATTATAAGTATAACCACTACCAAAAATACTTGTTGTAGTTGCATATGCTACAGATGCTTTAGGGTCAAGTCCTTGTGCCGTTGAATCAACATAAGCTTTTGTGGCCGCATCAGTATCATTAACTGGTGTAGCAAGACTTGTAATGTTATAATTATTCATATTAACATTACCACCAAAACTACCTGTTCCGGTTGCTACCAATGCAGTTGTACCTAAGTTACCGACGTTAGCGTTACCACTGACAGTTAAACCGGTTAATGAACCAACACTAGTAATATTACCTTGTGCGGCACCTGTTACGATATTGGCAAAGTTAGCATTACCTGAATATGCTGAATAATTAGCATTTGCTACAGTTCCAATTATATTGCCAGCTGCTATATTTGATAAACCAAAACCATCACCTGTAAATAATCCAGTATTAGCGGTAAATGCCACCGCCGTTACAGTTGAACTGACATTTAAACCGGTTAATGTACCAACACTAGTAATATTACCTTGTGCGGCACCTGTTACTGCTGTTGACAAACCTGCTGTTGCTACATTTAAGTTAGCAACTTGCGTAGTTGAATTAACAGTAAACGGTGCAGTACCATTTGCTACATTAGCAGTAATAGTGGTTGTAGTAATATTGCCTGTTGCAAATATAAACCCAGTACCTAAATTACCTGTGTTAGCATTACCAGTAGCATTCAATGTTCCGGCAACGTTAACGCCAGTTTCAGTTACTGTTAATGATAGATTTCCATTTGATGTAAGGTTAATATTTCCATTACTAGTTGGAATATCAACACTAGTATTACCATTAGTAATATTAGATCCTGCTGCAATCCCTGACCAAGTTAAATTACCCAATCCGTCTGTTTTTAGATATTGATTTGTACTACCACCGGTAATTGTAACATTACCTACATTACCTAAATTACTCAATCCTGTTACATTTAGACTACCTGTGTTAGAATAACCTGAAGTAGTAAAATTACCACCACTTACAGTACCTGTTACACTTAAATTAGCTAGTGTACCAACTGAAGTAATATTACCTTGTGCGTTCCCTGTTACAAAACCAGCAAAGTTAGCGTTAGCTACATTACCGGTAACGTTAGCACCTTGTATATTGCTTAAGTTATTGCCAGCGCCTATGAAGAAATTAGCAGAAACAACATTACCCAAGTTAGCATTGTTTGCTGTAATATTACCGGATATACCATCTAGTAATATATTACCAGTTGTTATACCTTGTTTTACATTAAAATATTTTGTAGTCATTTTTAATCCTTTTAATCTGCTACGTAAACGCCCAATAAATTAACCGTTGTGTTCGCTGAGCCAGTACTGGCTAACATTCTAACATTTCCGGAAAGTATATTCGTTGATAATGCTATAATATCAAACCCTACTGTAGATAAACTACCGTATATGGTGACATAACTATTAGCATTATCATGTATCAATAATACTTCAACAGCTTGGTATCCGTCATCACTGTTGACTCTCATTGTGTATTTAGCTGACCTGTACTTAATGACCGGAAAGCTGTCAATTACGGTGCTTGTAGTAACAACTATTGGGGTTCTGTTACTATAAACATCGCTAACTTTTAAATTCGTTATTGTTGCCGTATCATTGACAATCAAATTACCTCGGGCAGTCACATTTCCTGTAGTACTACCCATTGCAATATTAGCTACTAACCCTAAATTAATGTTATTGATTGATGCGGCAAAAATACCAGCATCTCCACCACTAACCGCTAGTATGCCGGTACTTAGTGTTAACAACCCTGCAGTTGAAGTTATATTTCCGGTAATGTTAGCATTACCACTAGCAATTAAATCACCCGTTACATCAACGTTGGTTTTGTTAATAGTTGCTACTACGTTACCATTACCTGAACCTCCAACTACAAATTTCACTGACGTGGGGACTTTACTAGTTCCTATAACTAAATTACCACCCCGTACATATAAATATCCGTCATCGGGTGTTAGTGCATTACCTAAACTATTTGTTTGAGTACCGTCCCATGCACTACCAGTAATACCCATATTGATATAGTTGTTTACGCTATTACCATTATCTGAAGTCAATACTATGTCAGTACTAGATGTTGCTCCGGTATTGATATTTTGAAAGTTTATTTGTGCCGCACTATTTAAATTACCAGTAAATTGTGCTATTGTGTTTGGCACAGAAGTAAAACTTGTGTTACCTACTTGTAATGCATTTTTACCATTTATGATATTACCATAAAGTACACCAACATTTGCTATTAGATTACCGGCTAGTGTTAATACATTTGATGAATAATCAAATACGTAGGCATTACTACCTTGAATAGTACCATTACCGTTAAATAACACTTGCGTATTGGAACCACCTACACTAATATTACCGCTGAAGTTACCACTAAAATTATTAGCAGATACTGTACCCGTAGCAGTAATATTGCCACCAAGTATAATTACATTAGATGTAGCATTACCTACGGTTAGATTACTTAAATTACCTACACTGGTAATGTTTGGTTGGCTTGAACTTGTATTATCAAATACACCATGAAAATAATTACTTGTAGTTAGATTACCTAAATTAGCATTACCAGTTGATATATTACCAGTGAGGCTTAATGTTGTGGCAGTACCTGGATAAGCTGTAGTTTGAGTAGTGGTATCCGGAAATACAATATTTCCGTAACTGTCAAATGTCCAAACTTTACTACCATTATCAGAAACAATATCAACATCTATATATGAAGTAACCTTAGATGTGTAAACGTTACCTGAGGTATCTATAACCTCGGTGAGCTGGTCGCCCACCGAGAATCCGTTTATAGAATTAAACCATTTAATTGTTGCCATATATGGTATTCAGCAATACTTAAATTGTCCTAATCTGTGTAGTCCAAGTCGTACTGTTACTGCTTGTTGGTGTAACTTGTAGTGCTATATTACCTGAATCAATATTAACAGCTAATGAACCTGTACTAGAACCAATACGAACTGTACCGTAAATTGTGTAATCAACATTGTTAGCAGATACATTTCCATCGGTAACAGCTAATACAGTTGCTACACTATATTTGTCGCCCGGTGTATCATGACCTTTAACTAAGAATTCAACACCTGTTACAGCAGAACCAGTTAACAGATATGTTGCAATTGTTTGATTAGCAGTAGTAGCAGTAGTAGTTACTGTATTTGCTGTAATTGCTGTATTACCAATATCTAATGTAGTAACATCAAATGAATTTGCACTTAATGAACTAGTTGAAAGATTACCAACACTTACGTTACCTATCTTAGATACACTGAATTTACTTACACCACCAACTTGCAAGTCCATCAACAATGAATTTGCACCTGAATTTGTATCAGTTATATTTTCTAGTATACCAGTGAATGTAGCTGATACGTTGTTCCAAGTCTGAGTTACATTGACTGCTGATTTACTTGCTGTTATAGTTCCAGTTGATAGTTGTGCTGTATTTCCTACAAAATTATTAGCGTTAACGTTAGCTGTTGCTGTTAATGTGTTTGCAGATATTACATTGGCACCAGAAATATTACCACCAGATCCAGTAGTACTGATATTACCAAATGTACCATTGCCAGTTGCAACAACTTGTCCTGCTGTAGTAATATTTCCACCGGAAATATTACCTGTAGCAATGATAAGCCCAGCTGTACCCAAGTTACCAACGTTAGCATTACCAGTAACATCTAATGTTAAGTTAGCTGTTAATGTATTTGCAGTAACACCTGCTGTTACTACTACTGATGTACCTGATGCCACACCAATATTTGGAGTAGTAAACGCTGCACCTGCCGGAACATAAATGTTACCTTGACCGTCAAACGCAGTTGTTGGATTAACGTTACCGTCAACTTTAGCACTGAATACAGTACCGTTTAATATTAAGCCAGCATTAGTGTTAGCGGTGTATGAACCTGCACCAGAGAATTGTACCCAAGTTATTGATGTTGTACCAATAGTAATTGGGGCGTCTGCTGTGCTTACCCATCCTGTATCTGCATTATATGTACCTGCTTCAACAAAGGTAAATGCACCTGATACGTCACTTGGTTGATCATAATCACTAGAACGTGTTAATATATACGGTGCCGCACCTGAACCAACTTGTGTTACAATATATATACCATTGAACGCGGCTGATTGAGTTGTGTTATTAACAAATGCACCAACTTCATTTTTAATTAAAACACGCATACCAACAGTTGGAGTTGATCCGTCAATACTTAATGCAACATTAGTGTCACTGGTAATTGTTGCTCCAACTCCACTTGTTCCGTTATTGTAAGTATAGCCAGCGCCATAGATACTTGTCGTAGTTGCATATGAAACAGATGCCTTAGGATCTAGACCTTGAGCAATACTATCAACATATGCTTTAGTAGTAGCATCAGTATCTAGTGTTGGTGTAGCAAGATTTGTAATTTTCTTACTAGAAACACTAACAGTACCAGTACCAGTTGGAACTAGTATAACATCATTATTTCCAGCTGCGGCAGTTAATGTTAAAGTGGTACTGTTAGAAGTTAATGTAGGTGATATTAATGCTGATGCTGTAACATTTCCCACAGCATTTATCAATCCATTTGCATAAATATTACCATTAATTCCAATTCCACCATTAGCAACTAGAGTGCCGGTTGAGAAATTAGTAGCAGATACTGCTGTATTACTAATTGTTACTAATACTTGATTGTTTGCGCGGTTATTGAATACGACTGAATCTGATTCTGTAGATATAGTATTAGATGATGCTAAAAGTGAGATTTTTGCGCTATCACCGGATACACCTGCAAATAAACTTAATTGACCTGCTGTATTACCAGCTCCGCCAGTAACTGTTAATTGACCGCCTGACGAATTTAATTCATTTTGGGCAAGGACGCCTAATTTTACATTACCGGTAGTATTCAAGTTACCTAATAAGTTAGCAGTGTTAGTTGTTTTGTCAAATGTAAAGTTAGCAGATGAATTAGCATAAGTAGCATCATTGAATACAATACCTGTATTTGCTCCTGGTATTGTAATATTACCAGAGATATTACCTGCAAAGTTACCTGCAAAGTTATTAGCAGTTATTGTACCACTAGTAGTAATATTTGCATTAATAGTTACTAGATTTGAGGTAACAAGAATTACGTTAGGTACTGCTATATTACCATTAGCAGGATCAGCAATGTTAAACGATACACTACTTGTAGTTGTAGTTACACTTGTGTTACCATTAGCAAGTTTATCAGCTCCTGTAGCAACGACACCTGTTAATTGACTACCGTTACCTAAGAAGTAAGCGGCTCTCATATTACCAGTAACGTTTGCATTACCTGTTACTGTAAATAATTGTACGGAATCATCATATGTGAAATTAGCACTTGCCGCAAAATTGTCACCTATGTTATACTGAATTTCAGTATTTGAGCCGGCTGCTTCTTGTAAGTCCCATGGACTACCATTTGCGTATAATAAATGATCTGTGCGTAAGTTACCAACATTTGCGGTATTAGTTACAAACAAATTGCTTGATACATTTACAAAGTTTGCTGTAGCTAGATTACCTAAATTAGCATTTAACGAATTAATATTACCACTGAAATTACCTGTTACTGTTTGAATATAGCCATAACCAGCATCACCACCAAGTTGTGTTCCACCTGCGCCAATATTTAATACTTGATTTGGATTATCATATGTCAAGTTAGTAGAATCAGTTAATACACCGTTTGTTCCGGCAAATGTTACTCTAGTATTTGATAATGAGTTAGAACGTAGGCTGTTAGCAATTACATTACCTATAAAGTTTGCTGTATTACCTGATAGTTCTAAGTTAACTGTAACATTTGGAGCTATTACATTGCCGATAAAGTTAGCTGTGTTACCTTGTATATTAAGACCAACGTTTGCGTTACCACTTACAAAAACATCAGTTAAGAATGTTGTGTTTGAAAGTGCTATACCAGTAGCATTTGCTGATATATTCTGATCACCAATAAGAATACTACTACCACTTAGAAATAAATCTTTCCAACGATTTGTAGCATTACCTAAATTATATGTTACGTTAGCTGAAGGAATTAAGTTTCCAGTTGTTGTACCAGAAATTTCTAAGTTACCAATATTAGCTAAACCAAGCGTTTTTAAGTTAGCACCTGTAATATTAGCATTTGCAGTAATGTTAGCATTTGCATTAATATTACCAGTGACATTTAATACGTTAGCTAGATTAGCAACACCATCAACATTTAATAAAGTTAGATTACCAACTGTCGTAATATTTGCTTGGTTAGAACTAGTAGAATCAAATACACCATGAAAGAAATTAGCAGTTACTAAATTACCTAAATTAGCATTAGTCGAATTAATATTACCAGTAATAGTTAATAAATTAGTGCTAGTGTTAAAGGTAAAGTTTGCACTTGCTCCAAAATCACCGTTACCATCATTAAATTGAACCTGAGTATTAGCTCCAGCTGGATTAGCTGTATCCCAAGGAACACCATTAGCATATAACAAATGGTCTGTACGTAAATTTCCGACATTTGCGGTGTCAACAACATACAAATTAGCTGATAAGTTTGCATTACTTGTGGTAATTTCACCGTTTGCTAGTATAATATTAGCGGGAGTTTCTCCTACTGAGAAGCCGCCGATTGAGTTAAATGCTTTGATTGCCATGGTAATTTCCTTTTATAAGTGTATTTATGCTATCTCTAAATAATGATCATTTCGCATATTGAATTATCATCATATTATATTTGGTCAAATTACTAGAGTCCGGAGTCACTACTAATTTAACTGTATCAGGCGATCCCGCCTGGTAATTTACTGAAAAACTCCCCACACCCCCATTGATGTAGAGTCCAGAATACTCATTAAATACCACCTCAGTTCCTAAAACTGCGGCAGCTATTTTTGCTGTTTGTCTTGTATTACTTGTTTCATCTGTTGAAATAATGGTAAAATCTATTGCTGATAAATTAGCTATTGAGGTAGACCACAAAACTTGATTAGGTGTAGTAGCTATTGTAGTAGCAAAATAGACCGTTGAATGGTAGAATTCATTAACCCCGACACCCATTTGGAATGTATTTGCTATAACATTATTAGCAATTGCGGTATTGCCCAAATTAGCATTAGCCGACGTAATGTTACCGGATGCAGTAAGTGTTACCGTAGATATTAAATTAGCCCCAGTAATGTCGCCGGCCACCCCGGTAGTAGATATATTACCAAATACGCCGTTAGCGGCAGTAACATTACTAGAAACATTAAGATTACCGGTAATGTTTCCTGTACCTGTTAGTATTAATATATTTGCCGCATAGTCAAATACAAAGGCATTACTACCGTTAACATCCCCGTCATAATTGAATAACACTTGTGTGTTAGAACCAATACCTGTAATATTACCAATAACGTTACCAGTAAACGTTCCAGTAAAATTACCATTCATGTTATTGGCATTAATATTTCCAGTAGCGGTAATATTACCGTTAACTATAACTACGTTAGATGTAGCATTGCCTATAGTTAGATTAGTTAAATTACCTACACTAGTAATGTTTGGTTGACTTGAACTGGTGTTGTCAAATATACCATGAAAATAATTACTTGTAGTTAAGTTACCTAAATTAGCATTACCTGCTGATATATTACCGATAGCATTAATAGTACCGGAAGCATTAAAATTAGTTACGTTGGCATTACCAATTACATTTAATAAATTTGTAGCTGGGTTAAAAGTAAAGTTAGCACTTGCGCCAAAGTTAGTATTGCCATCATTGTATTGAATCTGAGTATTAGATCCGGCGGCTTCTTGTAAGTCCCATGGTTGACCATTTGCGTATAATAAATAATTTGTGCGTAAAACACCTACATTTGCTGTATCTGCAACAGACAAGTTAGCTAATACGTTTATGTAATTAGCACTTGCCAAATTACCCAAACTAGCATTACTAGCACTAATATTACCAGCAATTGTAAATAATTGAGTAGTGTCATTATAAGTAAAGTTAGCACTAGCGCCAAAGTCACCGTTATCAGCATTATATTGAATGTATGTAACAAGTCCGGCTGCTTCTTGTAAATCCCATGGACTTCCATTTGCATACAACAGGTGGTCTGTTCTCATATTACCAAGAAGTGCCGTATCAGCAACGTAAAGGTTGCTTGCTATGTTAGCATTACCGACTACATCCAATAGATTAGTAGCTTGATTAAAAGTAAAGTTGGCACTTGCACCAAAGTTAGTATTGCCATCATTAAATTGAATCTGTGTGTTAGATCCGGCGGCTTCTTGTAAGTCCCATGGTTGACCATTTGCATATAAGATATGGTCTGTTCTTACGTTACCTATAAGTGCGGTATCCGCAACATAAAGATTGCTTGCTATGTTAGCGTTACCGGTTACTGTTAGTAGATTTGTAGCGTAGTTAAATGTGAAATTAGCACTAGCACCAAAGTTACCAACACCATCATTATATTGAATCTCTGTGTTTGCACCGGCTGCTTCTTGTAAGTCCCATGGCACACCATTTGCATATAAGATATGATCGGTACGTAAGTTACCCACATTTGCAGTATCAGCAACAGTTAACCACTTATCCATTTGAACGTTGCCACTAAAGTTAGCAGTATTTGCTTGTAACTGTAAATTGATGGTTGAATTGTTTGTAATTAAATTACCACTTATATTTGCAACGTTTGCAAGTAACAAGTTACCTGCATTTGTATTCAATGCTACAACATTACCACTAAAGTTAGCTGTGTTACCAGTTAATTCTAAATTAACAGTAGCGTTATTAGTTACTAAATTAACAGCAAAATTAGCAACGTTAGCAAGTAATAAGTTACCTGCATTTGTATTCAATGCTACAATATTGCCGCTAAAGTTAGCTGTGTTACCAGTTAATTCTAAATTAACTGTAGCATTTGGCATTATTACATTGCCACTGAAGTTAGCAGTATTACCTGTAAGTGCTAAGTTAATTGTAGCATTATTACTTACTTGAAGGTCAGTAACAAAAGTAGTATTTGCTAGTGTAATTCCACTAGCATTGGATGTTATAGATTGTTCACCGAGGTAAACGCTATTTCCACTTAGAAATAAATCTTTCCAACGATATGTTGCTGTACCTAAATTGTATCCATTTCCTAAACCATCTGCGTCAATTGTTGGGATTAAATTACCGGTTACTTTTCCTGAAATTTCTAAGTTACCTATATTTGCTAAACCAAGTGTGTTTAAATTTGCACCTGTAATATTAGCATTTGCGATAATATTAGAATTTGCGTTAATATTACCATTAACATTTAATACATTTGCTAAGTTAGCAACACCCTGAACACTTAACGTATTAGCTAAATTAGCGACCCCTTGAACATTTAAGGCATTAGCTAGATTAGCAACACCATCAACGTTTAAGAAAGTTAGATTACCAACTGTTGTAATATTTGATTGATTAGAACTAGTGTTATCAAATGCACCTTTATAAAAATTAGCAATTACTAAATTGCCTAAGTTAGCGTTTAATGAAGTTAAGTTTCCACTGAAGTTACCAACATTTCCATTTAGAATAGATGATACATTTACATAATTAGCAGTTACAAGATTACCTAAATTAGCATTAGTAGTATTAATATTACCAATGACAGTTAATAAGTTAGTTGTTTGGTCAAAAGTAAAGTTAGCACTAGCACCAAAGTTAGTATTGCCGTCATTATATTGAATCTGAGTGTTAGCTCCGGCGGCTTCTTGTAAGTCCCATGGTTGACCATTTGCGTATAAGATGTGATCCGTACGTACATTACCAATAGTTGCGGTATCTGCTACATAAAGATTACCCGATATATTTGCAGAATTTGCAGTAACTGTATTAGATGATACATTGGAATTAATATTACCAGCTATTAACGTACCGGTTACAGTTAAATATCCAAAGACATTTACTCCATTTCCGGCAACTACTAATGTAGTGTTACCTACAGCACTAATATTAACATTACCATTAGATGATGGAATGCTTACATTACTATTACCATTTGATACACCTGATGTGTTTAAATTTCCTAAAAATCCACCGTCACCAATATAAAAAGCACCCGTATTAGCAACAATATTTCCACTAGCTGTTAGTGAAGTTGTTACATGTAAATTTCCAGTACCATTTGGAGTAAGATATATGTTACTGTTTGTAGTTATAGTACTAATAGTAGTATTAGTAAAGTTTAGATTACCAATATTAGTATTACCACTAATGTTACCACTAGGTTGATTTGTTACACCAATTAATCCTACATAACGGTAACCAACAATATAAATGCTTTTGCCTGTAACACCACCTGTAATTTGTGCTGGTATATTTGTACCATTAAAATTCAATACACCAGATTGGTAGTCAAAGAACCAAGTATCATCTGTTCCGGAACCAGCTTGGAATAATTTAGTACCTGATGTTTGTGGGTTAGTTACTCCGGTATTAGCTACATATACTTGTACTAGATAACTAGAACCAAATTGAGTTGGTACCCAATTTGTTAAATTTGTTTTCCATGTTTGATTATCAGGAGAGGTTAAGTCTTCTGTACATTCTACACTAGGACTAAAGCTTCCTACACCATCTTGATAAACTTGTACAATACTACTTGTAGCAGCCGGAGAAGTTGATGGAATCTGATTACTTTCCATCCAAATAAGATCGCCGCGATATAATAACGGACTAGGAATACTCTCGTTAAAGGCTTGTTTGGTTGTTTCCTCAGCGGTTTTAGTTACTCCGTAACCAACCTTTTTCCACAAATAGTCGATCTTTTGTGATTCGTTAAACGTTGCGGCCATTAGGTTTGTACTCCGATCTGTACATCAGTTATAGTTTGGCCAGAAGCCAACGCAATTCTAATTAAAATATTCTGACCTGTACTGAAAGTTGAACTCTGTTCACCAAGTGTCATGGTATATCTTACGTTTGAAATCTGTGTGTTCAATGGAATCACATCAGCTCCGGTTAACGCACATCCATTAGTATTAGTACCGCCATTTTTTGCGCCCGGAACACCCGCACCATTATATTGTTGGAATCCAGTTAACCATCCGTTAATTGTACTCCATGGTCCAGGATAACCCGGTTGAGTGACGTTACCGGTCGAATCAATTGTTGTTCCCGGTGCAGCCATCCATAAACCTGATAAACCAGTTGCTCCGGTAGTTAATATAACATCAAAGTTATTCATAGCAAGTCTAGCAAAGGCAAACGTGAAATACTGTAATCCTGATCGTCCTGTAGCTAAGTTAGGTCCAATTGGTAAATACCCAGTAGATAAATCTACAGCATAATGTTTTAATACACCATATCTAACAACTGCTTCTGGTGTACCTGCAATAGTTTGAGCACCTGTCCAAGCATTGCTGGTATAATAATTTGTAGCTCCATTAAACGCTGGAGTATTGCCTGCGGTACTTAACACTACACGAATGGCAGCTTGTGTATTACTTGCTACATTAGCCGCAATAGATTGTTCATTAAATCCAGAGTTTGCACCAGCATACATTTGTATTTTTGTAGGCAATTGAATTGTTGTACTAGTACCAACAACATTGAATATGTTTGCCGCTATAGTTGATACACCATTAACAGCACCATTGAGTAATATATTAAGATTACCCATTGAATAGTTAGTTGAAATACCAATATTAGCTTTAACATTAGATCCAGTCAACATAGAGTTTCCACTGTTATCAATTTGTGCTAATGTTTTAGTTTGTGTAGATATAACTGATCCGGAACCTTCATATGATGTACCAGATGCTACTGTGAATGGATCAGCACTACGGAAAGTTTGTCCTGTAAAGTTTTGTAATTCTAAATTAGCTACAGTAATAGCCGGTGATCCAGTAGCACTATAGTAAGGGATACCGGAAATATATCTATATGTGCCTGCTGTGGCAGTAACCATTACTGTATTCGTAGTAACTAGTGTTGGGGCAGAATTTAAGTTATCTTTTACCATTCCAATAGTATTAGTATTACCTGAGGTTGAATGACGTAATTGGAAATCATTATAACCATTACCCAAACTAGCTAATGTATTGCTAATTGTAGCTGAGAATACTTTATAGAATCCTGTAGGAACAGCCGCATTTGCTATGTGTAAATCTCTATCTGCTGACACTACTAATGCACCGTATGTACCAACAGCATTTCCACTAGTACTGAATGATGTGTTACCGGCTGAAGTATTGTTTACGTAAGCAGTTAATGTACCTGTAAGTGATGTGTTAGCATTCGTTACCTGTGTACTAGTTGCTACAGGTGTTGTTGTAGCAACACGGGTAACTGCTGTACCATTAGCTAATATATTTCCACCAGTGTTATCAGCGGCTCCTGCAGCCAATAACGGACTAGTACCTTGACTAGCTGTAGCTATAGTAACATTAGTGTAGCTACTGAGATTAGAAGGAGCTGTTGGGTTGGCTAGAATAGTAATATAATTTGTTTTTGTATTCGTATTACTTTGTAAAGTAGTTCCCGGAGTGCCGTTTGCCTGTAATGCGACAGTCTTACCACCAATAGTTGGTGATCCATAATCATTTAAATATGAGTGTGTAATATTAGCACGACTTGTTAAGCCTGTGTTACTTGTAGTATCACCCCACGTCCAATTAAACAAGTTACCAGTAAATGATACATTAGGTGATGTATCATTACTGAAGTTAAACAAACTTCTATCACGACCCAAATAGTCAGTATACAGGTAACCAACTTGAGCATTAGAACTATATCCTGTAGCATCAGTTTGTGTGTTAGCTGTTCCTGTAAAGTTAGCTCTAACTTCTGGCTCAACTGTAATCGTAATGTTACTAGATACGAATGGGCTAGTACTATATCCTGTGTATAGTGAAAGATTTGTTACATAACTTACTGTAGTGGCAGCATTTTGTTGTACTGAACTCAAAGCAAATGCGTGAGTAATATTGGCTGCGCCTGGGTTTCCAGCAAGTCCTGTTTGAATATTAATGTTACTATTAGCTGTACCATCTCCCCAACGGAAGTTATATAATTGTTGTGCGCCAAAACTAGCAGTATTACCCGGACTACCTGGAGTATCATTTCTGAAACTAATTACACCACCTGATGTAGCAAAATAGTTAATCGTTGCAACAGAATTAGATGAGAAAGCAGGACTTTGTGGAGTATAGACTTTAACATTAGTGTTAGCTGTCGTTACACTATACGGTGGTGCATTGCCAGCAGTCTGATTTGTTCCAGTTAAATTAATTCCATATATTGCATCAACGTTAGCAGAATTAATATATCTATGGGTGTTAGTTGTCCAAGAATTGCCTGGGTTAACAGCAGTATTGCCATCGCCATAATTAATTGTATATGATGTAGCATATAAACTTGTATTTGTAATAGTTACATTGCTACCAGTATCTAAACTAGTTGGAGTAGTTGTAAATGATGGTATTGGTAATGGTGTATATAATGTTATGTAATTTGTATTAGTTGATGTAGCAGTTGAGCCTTTTGCTCCATTAGCCACATTGCCACCAAAGGTGCCATTAACATTATATGCTGTAAATGTAACTGTAAATTGTCCACCGGAAGTATTACTATATGTTTTTGTTGGGTTACGAGTTGTACTAGTTGTCCCGTCACCAAAATTCCAAAGATAATTAGTAGGATTGCCAATATAGTATCCATTAAACGCTACTGTCAATGGGCTAGGACCCGATGTTGTATTAGCTGAAATATAAATATTACCTACAAAGGTATTTCCAGCAATGTTTAAACTAACTTGATTTAAATCATCTAAACCATCAGTAACATATGTACCGGTAGTCCATCCATTGTATGCTACATTAGTTGTTAGATCACCGTCAGTGGGTGTTCCTAATACAATAGTATTTCCTATAACACCTGAGATATTACTACCGCTTATCCAAGATAGGTTACCAGACCCATCTGTACCCAATAAATACCCTGCACCACCACCATCGATATGTACGTTTCCTACAATACCTAAATTAGAATTACCAGTAACTGTTAAACTACTTAAATTACCTACTTGTGTTATTTGTGGTTGAGTAGTATTAACACTAAACGTAGTACCTGTTAATGTTAATCCAGTACCAGCATCATATACTTGTGAAGTAGTGAATATACTAAATGTAATATTACTTGTACCAAATATTATTTCACCAGGTGGACTAGCAACAATAAAACCAACACCCTCATTTATAATACCACCGGTTGTAAAGAAGAAATCATTAACACTTAACATCTCTGTGCTATCCGGACCATATTGGTCAGCATCAGTAGAACGTACAATAGCAGTTGTATTGGAATATGTGTATACTCCATTCCATGTAGCGTTAGCTTCATCTTTAACTAAAATTCGTGTACCAACAGTTTGAACATTTGCTCCGTCAATAAACTCAAATACACCATCTGTACTTATGTATGCACCAACTCCGTCTCCCGGAGTAATTTCAATATATGATGTATTACCAATTGTAGCATTTGCTAAAGTAGTTGTAGTTGCTGCCAGTACTGGTTGATGATAACTAAGACCACTTGATACCATTGTGTCAACATATGCCTTAGTTGCCGCATCTGTTGGAACATTAGGATATCCAACATTATTGATCCAATTGGTATTTAGATTGATATTAGCACCAAAACTACTATTACCATTTACAGTAAGATTAGCTATATTAGAGTCACCGGATACATTTAATGAAATCAATGTTCCTACACTAGTAATGTTTGCTTGACTTGAACTGGTGTTATCAAATACACCTTTATAAAAATTAGCAATTACTAAATTACCTAAATTAGCGTTGGCGGCTGTTAAATTGCCACTAAAGTTAGCAATATTACCATTGATTTCATATGCTACATTTACATAATTAGCAATTGCTAAATTACCTAAACCAGCATTTAATGAAGTTAAATTACCGCTGAAATTAGCAATATTACCATTAAGGTCATATGCGATATTTACATAATTAGCAATTGCTAGATTACCTAAATCAGCGTTAGCAGAAGTTAGATTACCACTAAAATTAGCTATATTGCCGTTAAGATCATATGCGATGTTTACATAATTAGCTATGGCTAGATTACCTAAATCAGCATTACCTGAGGTTAAGTTAGCAGTAATATTTGCATTACCATTTACTAGCAAACCATCAGTAGAAATTACAACTACATTGCTAACTGTATCTACACTTATGTTAACATTTGAATTTTCATCTATTATAATGCTACTATTACCATTTAAAATACTAGCAGTATTAGAGTTTCCGGTACCAATCACAGTAAAAGTACCGCCTAATGGGTTTGTTAATGTTATTCCATTTGCTCCGGCTGTAATAGTAGAATCATTTAAATCAATAGTATTACCTGAAACATATAAATCTTTCCAACGTTGTGTTGGGCTACCTAAATTATATGTTATATTAGCACTTGGTACTATATTTCCGACAACTGTTAAATCAAATTCACTTACTGTTAGTGTTGTGATACCATTAGCTACAAGAATTATGTTACCATCTACAACTGGAATTTCTACATAGCTATTACCATTAGCAAGCCTGCCCATGAAATTATTAGCAGTTATGTTGCCAGTTGCATTTATGTTACCGTCAATTATGACGACATTAGATATTAGATCACCTACAGTTAAATCTGTTAGATTACCAATACTGGTAATATTTGGTTGATTACTATCTGTTACTTGACCAGCAAAGTTTGCATAATTTGCATTAGAAATATTGTTTGATTCTGGTGCCCATGATCCATCACCATGAAGAATATTGTATACATTACCATCTAAATTTATAGTAGCAATATTACCTATACCAACTACATTACCAACATCTACTGAATAAGCAATATCAGCATAGGTTGAGTAATTGGAGTTTGCTACTTCTCCGGTAACGTTAGCACCTTGGATATTACTTAAGTTATTACCTGATCCAATGAAATAATTTGCTATTGCTACATTACCTAAATTAGCATTAATGGCTGTAATATTACCAGTAAAGTTAGCTGTATTACCATTTAATTGAGTAGCTACATTTACATAGTTAGCAGTAACTAGGTTTCCTAAATTAGCGTTTGCCGCTGTTAAGTTACCACTGAAGTTGGCTATATTACCGTTTAGTTGAGTAGCTACATTTATATAATTAGCTGTTACTAAGTTGCCTAAATTAGCATTTGCGGCTGTTAAATTACCAGTAAAGTTAGCTATATTACCGTTTAACTGAGTGGCTACGTTTATATAGTTAGCTGTTACTAGATTACCTAAATTAGCATTAGTGGCTGTTAAATTACCACTGAAGTTAGCAACATTACCGTTTAGTGTATATGACACATTTACATAGTTAGCTGTTGCAAAATTACCTAAATTAGCATTACCAGTAAGTGTTAAATTTGATACTGCTAGTGTACTAGTGTTGGCATTAAATGTAAAGTTAGCACTAGCACTAAATGCGTTGTTATTATTAAATTGTACTTGTGTGTTAGTACCGGCTGCATTAGTTGTGAATACATACGGTGTACCATTTGCATATAAGATACGATCTGTTTTTAGATTA